CCGTAGCTTTCACCGCCACGTCATTGCACCCTCAGACGACGTGACAGGGGAGCCACAAGAGGTTCAAGCATTGGTAGCACTGATGCACACCCCAGAGGTCATCGCAGCGTATGAGGCTCATGTGGCAGCACAGTCGGAGGGTATCTAATGTCTAGATCACGGGCAAGACTGGCAGCAGATTGGTTCGCAAAGCTGCGACAGAATGCAGTGACGCAAGAGGTTGAGCATACGGATGTTGTGGCTGCTGAAGCTACTGCTGCTGCCGAAGCTACTGCCGTTGAGACCACTATGCAAGCTGAGATGGATGCTGTCGCAGCTACCGCTGCCGCCACTGCTGCTGCTTACACTGCTGCGGATGTGTTGGCAAAGCTGAAGACTGTAGACGGTTCTGGCTCTGGTCTTGATGCTGACTTGTTGGATGGGTATGGTCTTAGTTCAGCCTCATCTGGGAACACTGTCGCATTGAGGGACTCCTCTGGTGACATCAATGCACGATTGTTCCGCAGCGAATATGACACCACCAACGCTGGCTGTGAATACTTTATGACGCAGGTAGACACGGTTTCTAACAACTACATGCGGCCATCAACCCTCGCTCAAGTTAAGACCGCACTAAAAGTCTTTGGGGAGGGTATGGCATGGTATGATGACACTGGACGTGCTGCTGCCACTTGGTATCGTAACACGACAGGTCGTACTATTATTATTCAAGGGCGGGCAGATTGTACTGTTCGGGTAGGTCCATCGACTTCGAGTTATCAGTCCATCATCTGTAGCGACGGTAGTAGTTACGGCATCATGTGTTACACAATACCTGTCCCCCACAATTATTATTATTATGTCACAGCTATCAGAACACAGGTGAATGAAAGGAAAATCTTCAGATGACAAGTATAGTAGAAGCGAATGGTACTTATTACGAGACCCTCACAGAGCTGTCTGAAGATGAGATTGCAGCGCTCCCCGCTGGGGCTTTAGTCGTTGAGAAGCGACCTCAATTCTTCTACCAGTGGAATAGAGAAGAAAGTGTCTGGGATTATGACTACGACATCCACCTCAAAGTCGAGACAGAAGAAAATAGAAACCAGCGGGATAGGCTGCTTGCTGAATTAGATAGCCTAGTGGGTAACCCTTTACGTTTTGTCTCTTATACAGACCAGCAGAAAGTGGACCTCGCCAATTATCGTCAGGCTCTGCTTGATGTGCCACAACAGGAAGCCTTCCCGTTTGATGTCGTGTGGCCTGTTAAGCCATAAACTAAAACAAAACAAGTAGGGCTTTCGGGCCCTGCTTTAACCCTTTAAACAATAACAGTCCAAGGAATCTTTTATGTCCAAAAAACAGTCTCGTTATTCCGTTAAAGCCAACGCACGTATGCCAAAACATATGGCTCAGGAAGAAAAGTATACTAGTCACCCACGAACAAGCTTTAATCTTTTACCTAAAAACGAGAAGCAAGATACTCTTATCTCTTCAATTAAGAGAGCCCCTATTACAGTGACAATCGGTTGCGCTGGAACAGGTAAAACCTACTGTAGTGCAGGGACTGTTGCACAACTCTTTATGGGTGGTAGGTACAAAAAGATTGTTCTCACAAGAGCTAACGTGCCAACAGGAAAGTCACTTGGACACTTTCCTGGAACTATTGAAGAGAAGATGACACCATGGCTTATGCCCATGCTAGAAGTTCTTACAAAGGCTTTTGGCAAGGGTAAGTATGAGTACATGTTAGCCAAGGGTGAAATTGAAATTCAACCTATCGAGACTATCCGTGGACGTTCTTACGAGAACGCTTTGGTCTTAGTAGATGAAGCTCAAAACCTTTGCATAGACGAACTAAAGGCAATTACTACTCGTTTGGGGCAAAACTCTAAGTTAATCCTTATGGGAGACCCTGCCCAGTCTGATGTAAGAGACGGTAGAGATCTTGTAACCTTTGCTAGAAAAATTAGTAGAGCAGGAATCGACCTTCCAATCATTGAGTTTGGCGTTGACGATATTGTTCGTAGCGACATTGTAGCAGACCTTGTTCGTCTGTTCATTAAAGAAGATATGTAGAGAGCTACACAGGGTGAGCAACTTAGGTTATTGTATGGGGGTACCTATGCAGTTACTTGAGTAGCTCACCTCCGTGTCACTTTGTAGGAGTTAGAATGAAGTATTATACAGAAGAAGAGATGTCAAAGGCTTTGCAACGAGCCTGTCAAACAATAGATCTCTTAACGGAAAGTTGCACAGAATACACTTGGGGTGTTAACGATTGTTTCGCTTTGGTTGCTGAGTACGACTATGAACTCAGAGGAAAGACTAAGGCTAGAGACATCATTAAAGAGCCCTACAGCTCTGTTAAAGGTTGGCTTAGAAACCTTCTTGATACAGAACACACTGTTGAAAGTTATGCCGAATATTGCGGTTATGAAGTGGTCAAAAATAAAAGACCAGAGCTAGGGGATATTGCTTTCCACTCAGGGGCCATGGTAAACAATGGTGACTTCTGGGTCTCAACAAATGAAAATAACAGCGGCACTGAAGTTATCAGGCAAGCTCTTTTCTTAGAGCGGCGGGTGCCTTTAATCGCTAGACCACTTAGGAGTCAATAATGTCGGTATACTATTTTAACGGTGCTCAAATTTTGGCACCACTTACAATTACTTCAAATGAACCACTTTACGAAGTGGATACGGTTTCTTTAAGGAAACAAAGAGCTTCTCAAGGTGTCCAACGCTGGGAGCTGGCTTTTAACACAGTTGGAACAGCGGAAACACAGGTAGATATCTTTTTAGGTGCTGTTGTTGACAATCAGGCGGTTCAGTCGATGATTATGCCCCAGTTACCTCAAGTTGATGCAAGAACAACGCTAAGCCAACCTACAATTAACATGTTTGGAACTACTGTAGCGGGTGCTACTACTACGCTTTTAGTTGGTACAAGTGCTTCTGGAGTTATTCCAAAAGGTACTTTTTTTAAATTCTCTAATCATGACAAAATTTATGTTACAACTAACGATGTTCAACTGGGCGGTATAAATCAGTTTATGAACTTTTACCCAGAGCTTCGAGTGCAGAATACTAACTCCAACACAGTTAGATTTGGCAGTGGAGCTATTTTGTCCTACTATAGAGATATTAACAACCAGACAGGTATTACCTTTTCTGATGGCGTTCTTTCTAACGCAGGTACAATTTCAATTATAGAGGCCTTGTAATGAGACAGTTTTCAGCAGCAGTACAGAATGTTATTAATAGTGACAATATAAGATTTGCTTTTCTAATTAAGCTAGAGTTTAACACTACCTACTACCTGACTTCTTTTAATAGAGATCTTTTTTATAATGGTAACACCTACTTGGCAAACGGTGGGCTTTACGAGTTTGACCCTCCAAAATTCTCTTCGGTAGTTGATAGAGAGTCTTACAAAATTGTTATCTCAGAAGCGTTAGATACACTCTCCGCCGAATTCAGAGCTAACGTTGTAGGTAAGCCTATTAGTGTTTTTGTAGCTCTACTAGACTCCAACGGGGCTCCTTTGCTTGGACTAAGCGATGTTTTAAGTGTTTACAAGGGTTACGTTGATAGCCCCTCTATTACAAATGATTTCGAACAAAAGCTAGCAGTTATTGAAGGAACTTCCCCTATGTCTGACCTTGATATGGTTCGTTCTTTTATGACGTCAAAAAATGGCATGGAGCAGGTTAACAGCTCCGATACCTCTTTTGTAGAAATCTTTGAAAATAAAGAAATAACAGTAAAGTGGGGTAAAGTATAATGGCAGACCAGTTAATCTTACAAACAATTATTTTCCTAGCCTCTACTGCCTATCAAATTTCTCAGCAGAACAAAATGAAGCGGGAAGCCGACAAGCGTAAAGGTTTCAACTTAACGATCTCTGGGCAAGCGGTTAGCGTCCCTGTAGCTTACGGAAAAAACGCACTAGGTGGTATCGAGGTAAAACATCAAGTTAACAATAGCTACACTTCTGCTACAAACAACGCAAGTAAAACCTTTTCAGAAAACTTTCCAAATACTTCCAAAAGCGGTTCTAAGAACGAGTACCTGACGGTACAGTATGCCCTTTGCCACGAAGGCATTGAAGGTGTTCAGTGGGTTAAAGTAGACGGTATAGATTACAACGATAACTCTAAAAAGTTTAAGCATATAATTCGTACACACAAGTTAGGCGGGGTCGCTGATGCGATTGCTACGGCAAATAATATTGATTCTAATAATAGGTTTACAAATACAGCTTATGCGTCTGCAACATTTAAACTAAACCGTGATGACTATAACTATAATGGTATTCCTCAAATGGAATTCCTTGTCAAGGGCCGTAAAGTAAAGTGGGTTAAAGAACTTAATGGGGTTTACTCTCTAAGCACTACTAGCATCTACTCTAACAACCCCGCCCTTTGTCTCCTTGACTACTTAATGAACTCAAGGTTTGGTAGAGGTTTATCCGTAAATGAAATTGATCTTGAATCTTTTTACAAGTCAGCAGCTGTTTGTGACACCGTTGTAGCAACAGACAGAACAGTAGCAGGGCAAGTTAACAATCAACTCTCTGTTACAGAGGTGGCAGATTTTGGGTCTCTTCCAAGTGATTTAGAAGAGTATGTTTACGAAAAACTGTGGAAAACCCTTGATACTGGGAAGTATTGGCAGTGGAATAGAACACAATGGGTGGAGACGGTATATAATGTAACAAGACCAATTCCCCTATACGAGTGCAACTTAACGCTCGATACAGAGAGCAACATTAGAGACAACATTGAACGTATTATGAATACAATGGGTCTTGCAGAGCTAACTTGGTCTTCTGAGGGCAAGTATAAGTTGCTTTTAGAGCATCCGAAGACAGCAACAGAGCTAAGCAATTTAGTTGACGCTAACCATTACTTCACTGATAACGACATTATTAGAGATGATGCGAGTCTGTCCTGGCCTAGTGCGTCTAGCAGGTTAAACCAAGCAACTATTAACTTCCTTAACGAACATGAAGACTTTAAGGAAGACACAATTACTTGGCCTTTGTCTTATAGCGCTGTGCATACACAGTATTTAACAGAAGACAATAACCAACCCTTCCAAGCAAACATTGATGCAGACGGCATAACAGACCCTTATCACGCTCTTGCTATGGCAGAACAAGCTGTGCGCAAAGCTCGTTCAATCTTTACGTTAAACTTTACTGTTTCTAAAAAGGGCTTAAACTTAGAGCCTGGTGACTTCATTAAAGTTAATTCCGATAACCTTAATATCTTAAATGAAATTTTTCGAGTAGAAAGTATTGAAGTTAGAGGTGACTTTACAGTCGGTCTGACCTGCTATAAGTTTGACCATGAAGCCTTAGCTTGGAATGTTGAGGATGATAACGCCTACACTGCTCAGCCTGTCTTTGACTTTTCTGTTGGAGCACCGACAAACGGAGTCTTCACACAAGGTGCAGAAGACAACTTAGGCACTTCATCAGGTCGTCTATCTTGGACAGAGTCTGACGACATTGCGGTTATAGACTACTTGGTAGAGGTATCCAGAGACAATAAAGTTACTTATCAAACTCTGGGCGTAACTAGGAGTACAACCTTTGACGTTACAGGGCTTAAAACAGGAGCTTATGACTTTTCTATTCGTGGTAGAACTCCTTTAGGCGGTTTGTCGGATAGACTTGAAGTAGATGACGAAACTGTCCT